ATTAGCAAAACCCTTATCCGATCTACAAAAGCGTATGATAGAAAAACTGAAAGATGGAAAGATTACTTGGAAAGGTACATCATCCAGTGAAACTCATTCATTAAAATCATTAGTAAGAAGAGGACTTGTCTCAGTTCATGGACTTGATACTAATGGTGATTACTGCAAAGACACATATTGGATATTAAAATAATAGGATTTAATTATGAACTGTCACCACACAGTTGATGTTGATATTGACGGTGATATGTGTATTCAGATCGATGCATTAACACCGAAAGCTATTAAGCTTCATTCTTGTAATGAATGTAATCGAATTATTCAAAGGGGTGAACACTATAGACGAGAGATACTTAAATACGGATCAAAGATTTTTCATCACAAATATTGTGATAATTGTTTAAGTGTTAGGGAGGTATTTTTCTCTAATGGATGGTACTATGAACAAATGTGGGAACAGATGACAGATTTTATAGCTGAATCTGATGGGAGAATATCAGAGTATCAATTAACTCAATTAACAAAAACTGCCAGAGATAAAATTCTTGATGCAATAGAGAAATACTGGGCTGAACAAGATACTTTAATGGGTGATTAAATGTCTTTTGATACGGTATACATTGAATGTCCTTCGTGTGATTCTTTTATTCCGATAACTACTTATAAAGGTGAATGTATTGAAAGTGAATATTCACTTGAAGAAGCTCCTCTAATACTCGTGGCAGAAATACACGAAGAATCAAAAGCTGGCAGAATTCAATGCACAACTTGTGGTACATACATTGCAATAGTTGTTAAATTCCTGGCATTTGAAAAGGAGTTAAGTGATCAACAGAAATTCAATAGAAAATGGAGAACTGTTTGAAAATATTAAGTTCTTAATGACTTTATATTGACATTTCAATTATCACATAGTATAGTATCAGAACTAACTTTTATAGGGGAATAAAATGATGAGCAAAACAATATCAATAACTATACCGGATCAATTAGAGGAAGCTTTGCAAGAAGAAGCACATCTTCTTGGACTTTCACGATCCAGGTTTATATGCAATATTCTTTTAAACTGGCAGATTAAAAATAATTTACCAGTTAATGATTGCTCTAATCTGGATATTGAATGGTGCAAAGAATTTAATATGACATGCAAAGCTCCTCAAAGTGAGGCAGAAACCTGCACTGATTACAGAAAGGAAAAGAAGGTATAATATGAGTCTTCAGAATGATTATAGACCAAAATCTTTTAAGACATTTGTGGGCAATAAAAATGTCTTGGAATCACTCAGACTTGTTTTAAGACGTCCATCGCCCCCTGACGCTTTTCTTTTTTCAGGTCCTCCAGGAACAGGAAAAACAACTCTTGCGCGAATACTGAAAAGAGCCCTTAAATGTTCAGATGCTGATTGGAAAGAATTAAATGCTGCTGATGATCGAGGGATTGGAGGGATTAGAACTTTAATTGAAAGTATGCGATATTCTCCACTTGCAGGAGTAAGTAAAGTATTCCTTCTTGATGAGGCGCATTGTTTGACCACACCTGCACAGGAGGCCTTACTTAAATCACTTGAAGAGCCCCCTGCATATGTACATTGGATAATCTGCACAACAAATCCAGAAGTATTAAAACCTACATTTAAAAGAAGATGTCACACCTATGAACTTGAACCTCTGAAAGACAATGATCTTAATAATCTTTTAACTACTGTACTGAAAAAAGAAGGCAAAGTAGATATAACAAGTAATATTAGAGAAAAGATTTTAGAACTTTCAGACGGATCAGCGGGACAAGCTCTTAAACTTCTCGATATGATCATTGATATGGAAGATCCAGAAAGGGCTATCCATACATTACAATCTGCCGGAGCTACTGAATCTGAAATAATTGATATTTGCAGAACTCTTCTAAATGACAATATGAATTCTAAGAATAAATGGGTAAAAATTAAAACTCTGTTAAATAATTATAAAGGTGATGGAGAATCAGCAAGAAGACCTATTTTAGGATATTTCAATAAAGTTTTATTGAATAATGGTGGTGATGATGTGTTTTTTGCAATGCAGCCATTTAGAAAAAACTTCTTTGATGATGGAGTGGCTGGATTGACTTCAGCTTGTTATGAAGCCATATTTGGAGGTAATGAGTAATGTCTGAATTTTTAGAATTAGCACATGATGGAATAATAACTCAAACAGGAGAAGCAATACTCTTTAGATTTGAAGAAAACAGAGTGTGGATCTCAAAATCTTTAATTGCTGATTATGGTGATGTTTTCGTAGAAGTAGAAAGATGGTTTGTAGAAGAGGAAGAGCTTGAGGAATACGAGCTATGAGTAGGGATTATAAGAAAGATATAAAGATAGATCCAGAAGATTTAGAAGGCGAATGGATAGAACAAGGATCTTTATTTCTCTATTATGCTGAGGCTCATGCCGATGCCCTTCATGCAAGAGATATGTCAAAATCAAAATTAGATCTTACCTATGCAAAATTATATTCTGATATTAAAAAGAACTGGGAAAAACATTTCGATGCAAAGCCTACAGAACCTGCAATAAAAGAATTTATCTTAAACACGCCAACGTATCAAAGAGTAGAAAGAAAACTAATAGACGATTCAAGAGAAGCTAATATAATGCTCGCTGCAAAAACAGCCTTCGATCACAGAAAAAGGGCATTAGAAAATCTAGTCTCTATGAGAATTTCAGGCTTTCATTCTGAACCTAGAAGAAAAACAAGAACTATTAAAACTGGAGGGTATAAAGCACAAAAAGAATCATTGAATAATGAAGGCAATACCGTCAAGACAAGAGTAAGAAAAAGAAAAAGGAGAAGTTGATATGAGTTTTAGGGATCGTATGAAGAAAAAGAGGGGTGGTAGACGTTTGCAAGATCGTCATAATACCGGCACCAAAACAACAGGTGGGCGTTTTCCCACCATATTTAATAAAGAAGCTGTACCTGAAGGGATAGATTTCTGGAAATGTAGAGAAGGATCACATCTTGTTGATATAATTCCTTTTGAAGCAGGACCAGATATGCCGTTTGGTAATGATGATCATCCAATAACCACCGAGGGCGATCTTGATTATGTTTTGGATATTTTTGTTCATGCAAATGTAGGTACAATGAATAAGCCTTATGTTTGTCCTTATGAGAACTTTGGGCTTCCTTGTCCTATCTGTGAATTTATCAAAGCTAATCGTCTTGAAAAATCAGATTGGCAGTTACTGTCAGCAAAGCATAGAGTAGTCTATTTAATGTGGGTGCATGATACTCGTGAAGAAGAAAAGAAGGGAATTCAAATCTTTGAAGCTTCTCATTTCTTTATGGAAGAGAAAATAGAAGAGATTGCAAAACTTCCAAGAGGTGGGGGATATGAAAACTTTTCAGATCCTGATAAAGGAAAATTACTTGCTTGGACACGTAAAGGAGCAGGAAAAGAAAATACTCAATATCTAGGACATAGATTTATTGAGCGCGAATATCCTATTCCTGATAGAATTCTTGATCAATCATTTTCTCTTGATCAAGTTGTAAATATGCATCCATCTTATGAAGAACTTGAAAAAGAATTCAAAGGTACCTTAAAGAAGATGAAACTTCTTGTAGGAGATGATGAAGATGATATTCCATTTCCTTCTACTGGCGATGATGTGCCTATGTGGAAAGATGAAGATGAGGAAGAATCATCTTCAAGAAAGCGTACAACTTCACGAAAAAAGACAAGATCTTCAAAAGATGAAGATGAGGAAGAAGATCCTACAAAGAGAAAACGAACTGTAAAACGCACCGTAAAAAGAAAAGTAAGACGGTAACGCATTATGGAAAAGATAAGAAAGATAAGAAAGATTACTAAAGACTTTGAGGAGACTACAGATGAAAAGCCTTTAAGAAAATCAAATAAAGTCGATGTAAGTAGACTTGTTCCTACAGGATCAACTACATTTAATCTTGAATGTTCTGGACATATTGAAGGAGCATTCTTGATAGGAAAAATGATCAATCTTATAGGGGATTCTCACGCAGGTAAGTGCATCAAAAATGCATATATATTAACCTCAAAAGGGATGGAGAAAATAGATGATATAGGAAGTGATAAGAATTTTGGCATCACTCCTTATTCTGAAGAACTATCTACCTCAAAAGGAATATCTGATACAACCTCTCATTTTTGGAAAGAAGAAGTATCCAAAACAATAGAGGTGAGAACAAAACACGGATATT